AGCGATGCAGGATAGTTTGAATCTATTTAACGAAGAAAATGCACAGTATCAAGGTGAATTGAATACCAAGTTTCAAGAAGCACAGCACCAGAACAATAAACATTTAAAACAGGCTGATATTGATCTTCAGACAGCTTTAAGAAATGCAGATAGGAGTCAGGAACATCAGGTACAGGAAGCAATACAGGATATGCAGGCCATTATAGGTAGTAACAGTGATTTGATAAACAAGTACCGGGCAGGAATGGAGGACTACCAGAGTCGCGTGAACAAAGAAGTGCAGCAATATCAGCAAAATATATCTCGTTATCAGATTGAGCTTGGTAATCATTTTCAAGCGTGGTCAGCAACAGAAACACAAAAGATACAAAAGTATCAGAGTGATATTCAAAACCAGTTGAATGAGTTTAATGAACTAAATGCCAAGTATCAATCTACCCTACAGGAAGAGATACAGAACCTTCAGGTAGCATCTACAAGGGTTCAGCAACAGGCGCAGATTGAGATACAGGAAGTATTAAAGCAAGCTGACATTGATTCTGCTGATGCGCAGAAAGAAGCGGACATGGCTTTACAGGCGGATATACAGAATAAGGCTAATGATATACAGGCCCAAATAGAAAACAATGCAAAAACACTGGAAAAAGATATACAGGAATATTCTGCAAGAATAAACAAGTTTTCACAGGAAGTAGCGGAATATCAAGCTGAAGTCAGTAAAGAAGTTCAGGAAAAGCAGTTAAATGATTCTTCTTCTCTTACAAAATATCAGAATGATATACAAAATGCAACACAGGCTTCTCAAGCGGTAATAAATGAAAATAACAGTAAACTGGCAAAATACACCGCAGAAATGCAGGCTTACCAAGCTGAAGTTTCAAAGGAAATACAGGAGAACACATTGAAATTCAACCAATACCAGCGCCAGTATGATCAGTTGAAAGCTGAATATGAAAGAGGCTTGCAGACACTGCCAATGCGTTTTGCACAATATCAAGTACCGCAGGGACAGGTGGCTCAAAGCTAATGGCAACGAATGATGTTACTGTAACATTTAGAAACTTTTGCGTACCACAGGAAAAGGACTCTACAGGCGCAAGATGGTACCTTGACAGTGATTGCGGACGTAAACTGTCAGGCAGTGCCGTGTTGGCTGGAGAAATGGGCAATACGGTGGTCTATGAAGATTCCACTTCAAGTTTTCCAGTAGATTTGGAAACTGGCTTTGATTTCTTTTATTTAAAATGTGTATCAGGCGATGATATAAAACTTTCGCTTGACGGTGGCAGTAATTATTTGGTTTCTTTATCCTCTGGTGAGGCGTTTGCTTCTTATGTAGACAGTTCTGCGGCAGATATAAAATTTGATACCACTGGAACATCAACAGTACAATATTTAACTATAACATAATGGCTAACGACAGAAAAATACAGTTTGCAACACAGGTGATCGCAAAGATCGAAGCCCAACAAGCGGCAACTACTGGTAGTCTTGAAGAATATGACCTTTCCAAAGCCGCATATCAGTATAATAAAACACATACAAGCGTTAATAAATCTCTCGGTGGAAATGGATATATTGATGTGAACAGTACCCAATGGGGAGATGGCTGGACATCCATGTCCGTATTAACAAGGACAGCTTGGGAAGATTTTGATGAGGTTTGGAATACTACGGCTTCGGATTGGGACATAGGAAGTGGTGATGTTGCTATTTCCAGTGCAGTCGTTCAGTTATCAAGCGATTCCAGCACAATGGCTTTCTGCTATATTAAGAATACCGGGAGCAATGCTGTCAAAATAACGCTGGAGTATGGTGCTGGATCGCCAACATATCCATTTAAACTGCCAGCCGCAGGAAGCATTCAATTTAAAGGTTATAGCACAAATCTTACAATTGACAAGATTGGAGTTGTCAGGGTATCATCTGATTCTACAATCGAATATGTGATTGCAAAGGCCTGATATGCCGAAGTTAACAAAAACTATAAACGATTTTTCTGGCGGTTTAAATACATTTGGCAATCAGCGTACAATAGCAGATAATGAATTTGTTAAACTGGATAATTTTGCTGTTAGTGAAAGAGGATCATTAAGGACAGCCGGTATTGGCGTACTCGCGACTGCGGATGAAATTGAACCATATCCTGCTACCTTTGCATCAAATCAGCGTCCCGGACACAATCTATTTTCATTTTCTACAGACCGCCACTACAACGGTAACCAATATCATACAGCATACATTGAGGGTGAAAACTGGATTGCCAATGCTGATCATCAGGGTTCAAACAATGTGAATATCTTTGGTCGTTATAATGGTGGATATGAAATGATTGATAATGTGACAGCTGCCAGCGATGGGGATGTTACTACCAATAGTGCGCACGCACTAACAACTTCAAGTTATGTACGCTTTTCAGGACTTGCAAATACGATGGGCGATCTGCTTAATAATACGATTCACGCTGTAAAGACTGTCCCAGACAATACATCTTTAACAATTGAAGAGGACACATCGGCTGGAACATACGGTTCTACGGTTTATGATCTTGTTAAAGGAGGTCAGCCGGGATGGATAGCTCCGGCAGATGAGCCATCTCCATCAGACGATAATAGTACTATAGTAGACTATGCTTATGTTGATGGTGCGTTAAGGACTACGAGCAGTAATTTTTATTATTCCGGGCATAGTAATAAATGGTGGGGATATATAGACCGGGATTTATTTATAAACACAAGCCAGACAGACAGCGTTGCGGCGGAATGGTATCCGGAGGAATCTGAAATAGGGATGCCGGATGCGGCAACCTTTAAAGATGGTGAAGCAATTGGAGCCACACCGGGGAATACGCACACTTATGATCCCGGTTTATTGCGTATATCTGCCGGAACTGATACCGATTTTACTCACGAAGATGATATGGATGGCGATCTTGCTGCGACACCTGTTATCACAATGATAGAAGCTACTATTGAGGTTACTGATGAGATGGGTGGTTCAGGTGCGTACAGCGGTGTTACATTAAAGATTGGAGAATCAGTGGATAGCGGTTCGACTTATGATGGTTCTAATCACCATACATGGAGTATGAGTGGTCGCGGGAGTGCAACACTGACAAAGACTTGGACTGGGAGTTGGGATATTGGGGTTGACGGTACAACAAACGGGATTTTATCAACATTAACATACCCAGCGTCGGGTGTGTCGGGGACTATGACGTTTGAGGTAACGTCAATTAGTCTATCGACTGCTGGTGGTTCGAGTTGGGCTGATCATGCACTATCTGGCAACGAAGTCCACGTTGGAGTGGTAGATGACACTCTTACAGGTGCTTACGGTTGGGATACAGATTGGGAAATAGGTGTCAGTTTATTGTATGATAAAGATAACAGGCAGGAAAGTCTTATTCGTAAATGCACAAATGAAACACTTGGGGGAGCGGGGGAAGTTACGTTTGCTTCTGGTAAAGCTCCTGAATTGGCAGTGTTTATAAATTACGACAACGATCATGCCACAAGTTCTAATAACTGGCGAAAGCGTGTTACCGGATGCAAGGTATATATGCGTGAAATAAAAGCACCGGCGAGTAGTGACCGATCTGAATGGTATCCGCAATGTTTCTGTGATTTTATTAATGGAGAAGTTACAGCTTACGAAAGCGGCCATGTTGAATCAGCAACTTATGAGACATCTGGAACACAGCATATATTTTATTTGTCTAAAGCATATTTAATCCGACCACATAAACGATCCACCTATGAGATTGAAACCGGTGTACCTGAAGATGAAGAAGTTACAATGATGAGATATAAAACTTCTGTTATTGCAAATCGCCGGTTGTATGTTGGGAATTTGTTTGTTAGTTACCCTGATGGTACAGAAGTGCGTATGGGTGACACTATGATAAAATCGGTTGTTAATAAATTTGATTTACTGCCTCTAAAGTCTAAAATAGATGTTGCTATCCGAGATGGTGACGATATTGTACGCCTTGAAGAATATGCTGATCGGATATTGCAGTTCAAAAAAAATACGCTTTATATAATTAATATTGCCCAAGATGTTGAATATTTAGAGGCAACATATAAAGGCAAAGGAGTGCCAACTAAATCATCGGTCACAAAAACAGATTATGGCGTTGTTTGGGTAAACCGGCATGGCTGTTATCTGTATAACGGCAGAACAATTATTGATTTAATGGTCAATAAAAGAGGAGATCGGTTGATAGGCGCAGAGGAATGGCGCGGGTTTATTAATGAAGGGGTGGATACTCCGGTAAGTATTGGATATAGTCAGCCGGGCAAAGTTCTTGTGGTGGATGGAAACGCGGATGAGACAACATATACCAACGCTTATGTGTACGATTTCAAAACTGGATCGTGGAGATACCAATCATACGCATTGACAGATAATGGTGTACATGGCAGAAGCAATATGGTTCAGCGGTGGGACGGAGAATTGATGTATGCTTCTTATGGGACTTTTTATACATTCAAAGATGAGGGAACGCGACAGGCTAACGGACACATTACAACAAAAGATTTTCAGTTGGCACCGCCAAATAAGAAAGTAAAGCTGTATAATGTTTATATTACCTATAAAACTACAGATGAGGTTAGCAGTGCTGTTACAAGAGTACGATATGCCACAGATGGTAATAAGCAGTTCTCTCAATTTAATACAATTTACAAAGATGCGTCAACCGTCTCTGTACTTGCTTCAACTTTTAAATATTTGAAGAATGTAGGAACTGTTGTTGAAACGAACGAAGGTTCTGGTGTTGCCGCCTTGGCTACAACAGATACTTTTACACTTGACAATACTTATGAATTGAATGTTGGTGACTATATTATCATCGAGGACGAAGCTGAAATAATGAAGGTTTTGGAAATAAAATCATCTACCGAAATAAAGGTACTAAGAGGGGCGCTTGATACAACAATAGAAGCGGCAAGTAACAATAAAGACATAAGTAGATTATGTTCAGATCAGGCCCGGTTCGAGATTACAACACCGGTGAAATGCAGTAGTGTACAGCTTGATATAATACACACCGGTGTTACCACTTACATGGAAATTGAAGAAATAATATTTGAATACAGGCCGTTATTTAAGGAGACTACATAATGCCGGGACTTGAACAAAGCGGTTTTGATCCAGCCAAGATTGATGATCCAGAAGATTTATACCGGGATGTTATGAACATTAAAAATTCATCACAAAAGAAAATAAGTGTTGAGATTGGTTATCCGAGCATGATGGAGTTGGAAGATGGAGATATTGTTTTCCGCTATCTCCCCGGTCAAGGTATGTTTCTGTATATAAAGTTTAGAAACAAGTTATATAATACAAGGATGGCTGAAGAAGGGCGTACCGGTATAACAAAAATAGTTGACAACACAAGTGGATCAGCAAACGGAGATATACTTGATACTTCTGTGAGTAATACTACTACTGACGACCTTTCAACATTAGCCACCAAAATAAACGAAATAATAGGAAAACTATAATGGCAAACGGAAATTATGCACCATATCCCGATCCGATTGCACCGAGCTTTCAATCATTTGCTGAACGCCAACGGATGCTGATTGATGATGCGATAGCGGAACGGGAAGCACAGGAAAAACGAGTTGGTGGCGTGGCAAAGGCTGGTGCGAAGGCAGGATTTGAATATGACCAGATGTTGCGC